CAACGGACGCCCGGTTCTGTGTTGATTCAAATATTACTTCTTAACCTGAATGCTAATCTCCTTATTCAGCGGCTTATTGCCATCCTCGCCCTTAGTATCAACATTCACACCGAGAGTAAGGAACGCCTCGGGCTCGTCGGGCCCGATAGTAAGAACACCGTCATTAGAAATCTTCGTTCCCTTAGACTTAGCATTCTTGAGGTACCAGTCAGTGGCGTAACCCTTATTAGCGGGCGCCGTCTTCCACTGAATAGACGTCTGACGAACCGCCCCAGGCGGCATAATCGTCGACTGCGTGCCATCCGGCTTAGTCACGAGCAGTGTAGTAATCGCAGCATTAGTCTCAGCCTTAGGCGTCACCACAACCGTATTCGGCTTAGTCCCGAACGCAATAGCCGGGGTAAACGGCGAAGCACTCATAACCGACCAGTGATGCAACCAGAAATTATCATACAGACCCTCAGGGTTGGAGATACTCCGGTTCTCAAGCAGAATATCCTTAATCACGAAGAACTGCTTACTAGTCAGAATAGCCGACGTGTCAGCCATCCCCAGCGCCTCACCCGGGACCGTGATGATGTGAGACGGCGCCTCGGCGTCGCTCCGGTTAAACGCAGCGGACAGAGACGTCACATCGACGTTCGCCTTGAACTCTGGCGTCGCAATAAGCACCAAGTCCTCAGGGCGAGCGAACGAGTGCACGGCCGCGCTGTTAAATGCGGGGGTCGGATACTGCATCTTATTCGCAGCAACCCTGAGTGCCTTAAGCGCGGCGTCGACCTTGGCCTTATCCGGCTCGAACGAATTCATGTCGGAAATCTGCATCCGATAGAAGCCGAACTTGTCGTCGAAAGTCTTGAACAACTTAGTCATGCTAAGGAACTCAGACCACTGGTCAGATGATGCAGCAACAGCCATAATCTGAGAAATCATCTCAGAAAGGCCGTTGTCCGAAAGGAACGCGCGGCGAAGCACGTCACGGTTAATCGTGATCTTAAACTTCTCCTTGCGGTTAATCGTATGGAACGCAGATTTGGAGGGCGGTGGGGCCTGTCCGAACACGTCACGCTCAAGGTAATCGCGCTGCTCCTCATAAATGGTGGGCTTGATAAAATCAAGGTGGACTTCCTCGATAGTGTCACCAAAGTTCATCATGCCCTGCTTGAAAACAGCAAGCGGATTCTTCCACGAAATATCGCGAACAATCGTCGAGCCGATGCGGTTAACCAGCGATGACATGAATTCGTTGCGAGTAATGTTGTCAGACATGATTCCCGCAATAGTCTCCTGAATGTTCGCCTTAGTGGCCTCAGGAACCATATTCTGATAATCATGACGAGCATCGCTACGAATAGCATTAAGAATGTCGATATTTGAAGTGTCGTCACGCAACTGCGGCATAATCAATTCCCCTTAAAAAGTTCGCTAATCGACTTAGGCTTCCAATTGGAGTCAGGAACCTTGTCATTCCCAGAATCGCTACTAGAAAACAATCCCGACAATCCTGCAAGGGTCTTTCCAGTACTCGCCGCGGCTTTCCTGTCAATCCCCATACCATCAACTATAGCATTCCCCGCATCCTTAGCGGCCGCTCCCCCAAGATCAAGGGCCGCGCCACCGACGTCGCCCACGCCCTTGAGCACTGCCTTGGCATCATCCTTCGTGCTTTCCGCCGCCTGTTTGACGTCATCAAGCGTCATCTCCTTCGACTCCGGAACATCGTCCCCCGCAAACGGATTACCCGTCTCACGATCAGTAGGCGTAAGTTGCTCACCAAGGCGATTCTCGAGTTCAGCCTGCAACGCGGAAACCTTGTCACCAAAAACGTCCGTGAGATGCTTCCATGCCGCCTTAGTGTCCTTGAAATGGTCGACGTCGGCGGGGTCCTTCGGAGAGCCTTCGAGCATGTTCCCGTCGTCGGGGGAGACTGCTTTCTTGTCCCCATCACTGTCGCCTGGGTCAAAGACATCATTGCCGGTCATGCCAGATTCCTCACGCTGTTGTGGCGTGAGGTCCTTAGCCGCCTTGTTCCGTGTCTGAGTGTCGTCCATAGACTGCTGCGGGTCGCCCTCAACGCGACGCTCAGTAACCGATCGACCACCATGCTCAGCCTTGTCCTGCTTGATCGACTCGGCGTTCTTGGCGTCAACCTTGGCCTTATTGGCCTTACGCTGCTCCTCGTTCATGGGAGAGCCGTCCGGGTTCAATCCCTTAAGTGCATTCTTCTCAGCATCACTTAATGCCATAATTCCTCCTAAAACGGTAGGCTAGGAACCTACGTTCCTAGCCTACCATAAATACCCAATCATCCGAAAGCAATCCCGAGGGCTGCTACCCAACTAATCCCGGCCCAGTTCATTAGGTTGCTTCCGGGCAATTAGTCAGAAATTACTTACCAGACTTGGGAGCATTCTTAGCAATATAGTCAACAAGGGCCTCCTCAACAATCTGCCAACAATCTGCGAAGCATCCTTACGGAGAGTCCAATGCATCTCCTCGAGGTCCGCAAGAACAGCCTTGCTGATACGGAACTTAGTGGTCGCGTGAGTAGAAACAGGACGTGCCATGATTACCAACCTTAATCAATCTTCAATGTGAATGTTGTATCTCGGAGGACTGTCCCCCCGGGAACCCTTACGGGAATCAGTTTACCATTCCATGTGCCGCCGCGCAACATATCATCCAAAGTCAGTGTTGCTGCGACATTGCGGGGCATCCCCGCGATGTGTACATCAAGTTTACCATCAATCTCCTCCGCATACTGCTTTGCTCGAATATAAACCGACTTTGTGAAACAACTCTCATGCTTCCAGGCCCCCAGTTCTACAGGATCGACCCACAGCGAATCTGGGGGAGTGGTGGGACCGATAAGATGTAGAGAATCTGTGTCGGCATATGCGAATGTGTCATAATTGTCTTGCGCAGCACTAATCGTTTTCTTCCGTGCATATGCTGTAATGAATACACCCATCGGTGTATAAACAGGGTTCCGCATTTCAGGTTCATTCATTACCAGCGAAACGCGATTATCTTTCAAGGTGGGGTGTTTTCCAGTAATATCGGGATTAGTTGCAAACTTTCCATACAAACTATTCAAGTGTAGTTTTGCGATTTGTCTTAGCCCTCCAGTGCTGTTCTTTTTAATTTCCATAAAATGGTCAACATAATTATCAAAGAATCCGTGTGAACCGCGAAACTCGAACGTACCATTCCAGGAGTAAATTTTAAAGTCGTAGTGCTTTTTCCACAAATCAATATCAATATTTGTTGCTACTACCGTTGTAGGTTCACTTACTTCCTCAAGATATTGCGTTGGATTAAACGAAAGATTCTTTTTAATTTGGATGCACGGAATGTGGTTCGGTTTTAGTTTTGCTGTAAAAGTAATCGAAGCAATATATAGAGGGCGATTCGTTCTGGGGGCTCCATCAGAATAAATTGGATCACCGTAGGGGAGTAATGCTGTTCGCATTACTGAGGGATACAGCGAATTAACATCGTACACACTACCTTCGCCGTTCAGTTTCTTAGAGAATCTTGGATCCGCATAGGTGAATCCTCCGCGATATGCCTTACGTATTTCAGTGTCGATCTCAGGTGAAAGTATTGGAAATCTGCGAATAAACAGTTTTCCTGTCATCTTCTTATATGTTGCAAGGGAATCGCTGCCCGCTGTTAGCTTAGTCATTTTTTCTTCAAACTGAACTTCGAGCGCTTGGGCAACAATCGCTACGTCATTTCGCTGATATCGCTTTTC